CCTACGGGAGCGCGTAGGCTCTGGAATGCCAACACCCAGAAGGTTGTCCGCCGCATCTCTAAGAGTCTCGGTAAGGCCCTTCCAAGTCTCAGCAAGCTGTTCAGCAGTCTGTAAGTTTGACTGGTAGATGCTGGCGAGTTCTTGCTCTGCTTCCGCAACCTGTTGCTGTGCGTTTGCAACATTCTCTCTAAGGTTGATAGCAATCTGTAGAGCAGCATTCTCGGCAGTCATGCCAGCAATCTGCTGACGGACTAGAGCCGCAGACCGGCCAAGGGACTGCAACAATTCAGTCTCAAGACCACCTCTTGTCTCAGCAATCTCCTGCTGACGCTGCTGTATTTCCTGTACTCTTTGATTGAAAGCATCGTTAAGGATGTTGAATGCGTTGGAGTATTCAAGAGCAGATTGCGCTGCCTCTCGACCTGCCTCTGTTGTTAGATCAAGAGATGTGATGTATGCCTTAAACTCTTGAGCAGTGTCGATTGTCTTGTCTTCGGTTAGATCAAGCGTATCAGAGAACTGCACTAAGCTCTTTCGAGCCTCTTCAACAATCTCAGCCTGCGTAATGTTGGCTTGAGTCAGTCCTTCAACAGCCTGGATAGTTTGAAGGTAAGCAGCAAGGTTTTGAACTTGTGTCCCGCGTCCTTCTATATCCTCAAGAACGTCGAGTTCGCCTCGCATTCTTAACTGTTTAAGAGATGAGGAATACGATTGGAGACTGCTTACAAACTGTTCTCCAGTAAGCTGTGTGTCATCAACAAACTTGTTTAACTCTTCAGTAACACGCCCTGTTGAATTAGCAAATACATCAGTAATTGCCAAGAATTTTTCGTTGAAGGTTTCAGATGTCTCGTCTACCTTGTCAAGTGCGTCCGTAATTGAGGCAGGAAGCTCCTCTCCTACTAGACCGACGATTGATTGAAGAACTCGACTGAGTGCTGCCTGAGCGCCCGCACCATCTTCAGAAAAATACTCTTCAACAAACCCGCTGATGTCTTCGCTACGGAACTCTCTACCGGAGATTACCTCCGCGAAACTTTCACCTATCTGGCTTTGAACAGCGTCATCCAGTGATTGAGAGTATCTTCTTAATTCTGCATCTAGTTGGTTAGACAGTTTAGTAGTGAGTTCTGGGTCTAGTTCACTGCCTGTACCAACACTAGCTTGAAGGGACAGTTCCCCTTCATCTACTGCGGCAATGCTTGCCATTGTGCTTGGCGTTGGATCATCCCCACCGAACAATCCGCCGAAGGCACCGCCGACGATACCGCCAACAAAAGAGCCAACTGGACCCGCTAATCCACCTGCAATAGTGCCGAGGGTAGAACCAATGTTGGCCTCTTGCGTGCCTCCACCAATCTGCGAGCCTAAGAATCCACCGCCGATTCCAGCAAGCGATGTAGCTGCGCCAGCGGCTTGAGAAATGTTAGACCCTGTCTGAGTAAGGGCTAAATTGCCCGGGGCACCAGGCCCAGGAGAGATTGCTGTGCTAAGGCCCAGAGACTGCCCAACGCCACTTCTTGCAAAACTAGAGGCTATGTCTGCGCCAGCACCTGCCTGCGTCAGACTACCGAGCAAGTCCCCTGCGCCGCCGCCAGACAACAGGCTCTGACCGCCGCTGAGGATGTCCCCTGCGCCGCCCACAACCTGCTGTGTGATCGGAATAACGATCTGCTGGCGGATAGCAGCAGCAGCCATATCTGCAAGAGTTCGCTTGAAGATGTCAAAGATGCTATCTGCTAGATCGTCAAAAGCATCAATGCCTTCATCAAAGATGTCGTAGAACGCATCGGAGAATGCATCTTCTACGCTGTCTGCTACGCGCTGAAAATCCTTTTCTGCTTGCGTTAGCGTCTCTTCAGACTTATCTGAAAAGTCCTCAGCAGCCTTAGTTGCTTCTTGATAAGCCTCTTTAGCAAGTCCAATCAACTCGGCCCGTTGTTCGGCAGACAGGTTCTCGTTCTGCGCTACCTGACCAACAGTTTCTTCATATTGAACAAGCGCCGCAAAGTTGGAGTCTAGTTCTGCTCTGAGGTCTTCGTAAGATTTAACATTGTCTTGAAGGAGTCCTTTCTGCTCTGCAAGAATCTCGTTAAATTTCTCACCGTTGATGTAGCCTTCAAGAAGTAGTTTGCGAGCGGTGCGTACGGCTTCAGCGTAATCCATCATCTCGCTAGTAGCCGGATCAACTGAAGCAAGGCTCTTTAGAGCATTCAATTGTTTTTCAGCAGCAGTCTCTGCTTCTTCTGCGTTGTCTTTAAATAGATCAAGTTCACTAGCAGCGATACCTACAAGATCGGCGTACTGTTTAAGTGATATATCCCCTTCGTCTAAAGCCTCTTTGAAACCAAGTATGGTGTCACGATAGTCGACTGCTGATTTAGCGGCAGAGTCAACTTGCGCTTTGAAATCAATAAAGGATTTAGCAGATTCTTCACTAGAATTAGCAGATTCTTTTGCGGCAGCGTTAGCTTCTAACTGTTCCATTCTATAGAAGAATAGCGCCCGCTCTGCCCGCTCTGTTTGCTGTCTTACACCCCTGTATCCCTCTGCTGCCTCAAGCAAGGTTTCTAGCTCTCTTTCAAGCTCCATCCTCCTTACGGAAGATGCTCGAGTCATGGCTGCTGCGCCTTGCGGAGATTGTTGTTGGCTTAACTCTTGTCTAACAGAATTGATACGCTGTTGTATCTCTTCTAATTGCTCAATGTCTTGCCTTCCCTCGGCAGCAATCCTAGAGAGTGTCTCTCTTCCAAAGCCGGTCAAGTCTTCTCTAAGATCAGGAAGCAGGTCGATCCAATCTCTAGTCGCCTCTTTGGCCTCTATAGTATTATCAGTAAACAATGCAATAGCAGAACCTGCAGAGGTGATAGCAGCAATAGGCCAAGCTACTCTTGAGATTACTGTAGAAAGAGTTGTCATGCCACCGATTAAAGAAACAGTGGCGGCATTGGTTGCCAGTATTTTTCCTGTAAGAGAAGTAAAAGTGGCAGACAGACTGCCGATGGTCGTAGCTGCCCTGCGAGCAAATGCCCCCACACCTATAGCAGCTAGTAATTTTGTAAATTGAACTAAATGGTCGAAATTTTCTGCAATAACTCCAAATAAGTTGGAAATTCCAGTTACGGCAGCATCGAAGCCTTCTTGAAAAGCGTCTGAACCTATGGCGACAGCAAGCCTGTCGATAGCTTCTGCTGCACCAGTCAGGTTGTCTTGCGCCATTAAATCAAAGATCGAGTTTCTTAGGCGCTGGATAGATGCTGCAATCTTGGTTGCCTGATCGGCAGCTTCTCCGCCAAAGACTTTTTGCAATTCTCGTCCAAACTTAGGCAAAACTTCATCGGACAGAAGTTCGCCGTTCTCCATCATTTCAAAGAGCTTGGTTGTAGTAACATCTAGGGCGTTAGCCATGATCTGAATAGAGCCCGGCATACGCTCACCGAGCTGCTGCCTGAGTTCCTCAGCAGATACTTTGCCCTTAGACATCATCTGCTGGAGTGCCAGCATCGCACCTTCGGCCTGTGGTGCCGTAAGGCCCATGGCCCGAGATGCCTCTGCAATACCTGTAAAGACATCTTTAAGTTCTTGGGATGTCATTGAAGATGAACGAGCAGCAGCAGAAAACTGTGCCATCTGTTTGGCAGCTTATTCATCGCCGTGGACATACGGTCGGTCTCTTGGGTAGCCTGTCGCGCTCCGCGCTGGTAGCGGTCTAACTGACGCCCTGACTTACTAGCAGCTTCACCTAGACGATTAAAGTCGCCTGTGGCTTTTACAACCTTGCCTGTGTTGACATCAACTGTTAGGCTAACTAAGTTTGCCACGTTTTCCCTTCCTTCGTTTTATTATTGCGTCAAACTGGCTGCTTACCTTGTCAGCGATCTTTTGCCGATCTAACTGGTTAGGATCAACCCAAGGCGGTGGGCAAGACTTATCTTTGGCTTTCATGCTCTGGTCAACGTAAGCCGCAGACAGTCTTCTAATCGCATAGAGTTCTTTGGGATCAAGTTCTATGCCAAATAACTCTGACCAACTTTTGATCGTAGGCCAGTCAAGAGGGGACGGCCCCATGCCATTTTGGGCAGCGGGGCCGATCTCGTAAAGCCACTCGATGACGTATTCTAGGCCACCGGGTTCTGGGAACGGGCCTTCATAGAGGTCGGCCCGTGGGGTTGATTGTTTTTCTGGCGGAGTTGCTAAGTAAGCGTTAAACCTAACGTAAGTCTCGGCCTGCGTCAGTTGTTCGTAAAAAAATTAGCGCGGTCTCCTTGGAACTCATCGACCTGCTCGGCAAGCCAAGGGAAGTCCGTGTAGACCTTACGAACATTATCTTCAGAGAACGCGAGTTCGCCGTCCTCTCCTAACTCTAGGCCACCCCAGTCAAGAGTCAAAGCTACACGGGTTTCCATGGCCTCCTTTTCCAACGTGTCGATGTCGATGTCCTTGTTGCCTCGCTTGGCCCGGAACATCCGCTGGATGGCGGCTCGCCGCTGCTTTGCTAGTTTGGAATCTGGCCCTGCCATCTTAATCCAACCGTCCGTCTCGACGCCAGTGACAGGATGTTTAACATACATCACTGCGCCTTCGTTGGAACCCTCGACTGAGTTAAAATCGTTTAGTTTCATATTAAAAGACCCCCGGTCTTATTGCTTGAGAAAAGATTAAGCTGCGACTTCGACAATCTCGTCTGTGATTTCGATAGTCACTGAGGCAGTGGTGATCTGGTCAACACTACCGACGTTGGCAGTGTAACTCATCACCTGCCCAATAAAGTATAGCACTCGGCCATCCTGTAGTTCAACCTTGAAGCTGTAGTTGTCGTCACTATCTACAGCGGTGACAAGCTCTGACTGGCCTGCATCACCCGGAACGCGGGCAACGGTCATGGAAACTTGGCCATCGTTATAGCTGCCCTTACGTTTGACCGTCTGACGACCGCCAAGAGGATTATGAGTAACAAGGCTGTATTCCCGACCGAACTCCCCAAGGTCAGTGACCTCTCCGACTTCGCTGAATGAAAGAGCGGCGAATCCAGTTGAATCGTAGCTGCCGGGTTCGCCGGAAGCAACTGAGATTTTAGTACCTGCGGAGGTAAATGCTGCTGATGCCATTGTCTATTCCTCTTGGTTATTAAGTTGCGGCAACTTCGATGATTTCGTCAGTGATCTCAACAGTGACGCTTGCAGTAGTGATCTGATCTACGCTGCCTACGTTGGCGGTGTAAGACATAACCTGACCGGCAAAGTAGAGCTTATCGCCGCTCTGAAGCGTAACTTCAAAGTAGTGATTCTCGTCACTGTCCACGGCAGACTGTAGAACTGACTGTCCGCTGTCTCCGGGAACGCGGGCAACGGTCATTGATACCTGTCCGTCATTGTATGATCCCTTGCGCTTAACAGTCTGGCGTCCGCCCAGTGGGTTGTGTGTGACAAGGCTGTACTCACGGCCAAACTCACCGAGATCGGTTACTTCGCCTACAAGGCTGTAAGTGAGGCCC